CCAGCACATGCTTATGAGACATAAACACGGCAAGCAGGTACCGGACCCAGACGATTACGAAGACGACGATGAGGATCAGTTCATCAGTGATTGCGTGGACGAGATCGGCAACGAGGACGTCTGCCAGATGCTGTGGGATGACCGCAGCGCGGGCGAGCTCAAGCACAAGACCCACGACGGCAAGGTCTCCGGAATGGAGTTTGTGCTGTCTGACGAAACTCCAGATCGCCTCGACGACGTGATCATGAGTGACGGCTGGGACTTCAAGCACTTCAAGAGAAATCCGATCGCTCTGTTCGGTCACCGCTCCGACTTCCCGATCGGGAGGTGGAATAACATCCGAGTGGAGAACAAGAGTTTGGTCGCGGCGCTGGAGATGGCGCCGGAGGGTACTAGTGACAGGATCGACGAGATTAGGCGGCTGGTTGACGCCGGCTTCCTGAAGGCAGTCTCCGTTGGTTTCAAACCGATAGAGATGGAAGAAAGAGAGGGCACCGATTGGGGCACTGTCTTTACTAAGTGCGAGCTCGTGGAATGCAGCGTGGTTGCCGTTCCGGCTAACCCGAACGCACTGGCTGTGGCCAAGAGCTTGAAAATCTCGCCCGAGATAATGGACATGATCTTCGCCGGGCAAGGCAAAGGAGATCGTATCAGGCGTCGAGGGTTTAACGGCGGGCACGCCAAAAACAATCGTGATGGAAAGGGCAGACAAATGTCTAGCCTAGCTCAGCGTATCATGGACTTGGAGGCCGCTATCACCTCCAAGCGTGAGGCACTTCAGGCTCACGTCGACAAGATGGACGACAGTAACGTGAGCAATACTGACCTCGAGACTAACACGAGGTTGAACTCCGACATCGCTCAGCTCGAAAAGACCCGTGAGGCTCTGATCGAGAGTGAGAAGCTGTTGGGCAAGACCACGGGACCGGAGGGCTCTCGCGCTCTCAGCACCACCGTGATCCACAAGGACGGTAAGGACCCGGCGGCCCCGGCGGTGATCCTGAACCGGAGGAAGGACAGCGTCGATGTCCTCGAGCTGTTCGTCAAGGCTGGCACCTTGGCTTATTTCGCCAAGGCGGCCGGCAGCACTCTGGATGCGGCCAGGGCAAAGATCGGTGAGCGTCACCCGGAGTACAAGGATGAGGCCACCAAGATCGTGGCCGACATCGTTCTCCGCGCGGCCTCTGCCCCGGCCATGACCACGGTCGCGGGTTGGGCCCAGGAGCTCGTGCAGACCACCTACGCCGCCCTGATGCCCCTGCTCATGCCCAAGGCCATCCTTACTCGGATCGCTACGAGAGGCCTCGCCCTGAGCTTTGGGGCAACCGGCAAGATCGTCATTCCCACTCGCTCTCGCACGCCCAGCCTCGCTGGCTCGTTCGTGGGTGAGGGTCTGGCTATTCCGGTCCGGCAGGGAGCGTTCACCAGCCAGACGCTTACTCCGAAGAAGATGGCCGTGATCACCACCTGGACGCGGGAGATGGACGAGCACTCCATCCCGGCGATCGAGGGTCTCCTGAGGGAAGCCATCCAGCAGGACACCAGCGTGGCGGTCGACAGCGTGCTGATCGACGCCAATCCGGCCACCGTGATCAGGCCCGCCGGTCTGCTCAACGGTGTGGTGGCAACTCCTCCGACCGCCGGTGGTGGCATCGCCGGCATCATCGGAGACATCGTTGGGTTGATCAACGCGATCAGCACAGCCACCTTGGGCAACGTGCGCAACCTGGTCTGGCTGGTCAACCAGACGGACATGCTTCGCGCGTCTCTGCTCACCGCCGCTAACACCGGCATCTTCCCGTTCCGCGATGAAATCCGCGGCGGTACTCTGGCCACCATCCCGTTCATCGACAGCGCCACCGTTCCGGCAAAGACGATGATCTTGGTGGATGCCGCAGACTTCGTGGTCGTCGGTGGTGACGCTCCTCGGATGGAAATGTCCGACCAGGCTACCCTCCACATGGAGGACACCGCTCCTGCGGAGTTGGTTACGTCCGGGTCTCCGGGCACTGTGGCTTCGCCGCAGCGTTCGCTGTTCCAGACGGACAGCCTCGCTCTTCGGATGGTGCTGCCGTTGAATTGGCTGCAGCGCCGCGCGGGCACGGTCGCCTGGACCCAGAACGTCACCTGGTAAAACCAAGTGCGTCATGGGAAGTTCTCTTGACGCACGTCCACTTGAAAAGGGAGAAGTTTGAGATGACCGAAAGTAAGACAGAAGTCAGCGAGAATGTCAAGAAGCAGCTCGAGGCTGATCGCAAGGCATCAGACAAATCCAAGTCGGAGTATGCCGCCCGCTCCAAGGGCAAGCCAACTCCGACCCAGGAGGAGAACGATATCGTCGCGCTCGGTGGCCACATCCTTGAGCACGAGGCGGACGGAAGTGATCCCGATCCGAACGTGGTAGCTCACAACAAGAGCATGGAGACGTCGTCTTCTGCTCACAAACCTCAACAATCGTATCAGAACAGGCAATCCACAACCAAGCACGAGTGATCTGAATGCGTGCTATGATCGCCAGCACTCTGAGGTCTGTCCTGAAGGCAGTCGAGGGCAGCTTCCGTTCTGGGCCTTATCGTTTGCCCATCACCGGAGGTTGGCTGCCGGACGGCGCGTCGATCAATTGGTGGCAGGAGGGTTACAACCCCCTGTATGCCTCGACGTGCTCTGCCATGGTGGAGGCCTGCGTGTCCGCTTACGCGCAGACCGTTGCCATGTGCCCGGGAGACCACTGGCGGTTGAATGCCAAGGGTGGGCGAGAGAGAGTGAAAAATTCCGCTCTCTCTCGCATCTTGCGACACCCCAATGACTATCAGTCCATCAGTGATTTTATATTGAACATCGTGCGCTCGCTTTATCTGAACGGTAACGCATATGCGCTGGCTCTGCGTAATGACCGCTATGAGATCGCAGAGCTTCACATGATGAACCCAGATATGTCGTACCCTCGCTTGGCGGTCAATGGGGAGATATTCTATTGGCTCGGAGGTAACGACGTCATCGCCAAGAGAATGAATGAGGAGTATCTGGTCGTTCCGATGCGTGACGTGCTCCACATCAGGCTTCACGTGGAGAAGCGACGTTATCCCGTCCCGTTGGTGGGTGAGAGCCCGATCCTTTCCGCCTATGGTGACATCGGAATTTCAGAGGCGATCGCGAGACAGCAAACTCGGTTCTACATGAACGAGGCCAGGCCGTCCGCCGTGCTCTCCACCGACCTCGTGCTGGATAAGGACCAGGTCCAGGCCCTGCGCGATCGCTGGAACGAGCAGACCAAGGGGTTGAACCAGGGCGGCACGCCGATCTTGACGGCCGGCCTGAAGGTCCAGCCCTGGGCGTTCGGAGGCAAGGACGCCGAGACCGCAGAGATGCTCAAGCTCACGAATGAGCATATCGCGCTCGCGTTCAGGGTCCCGCTCCAAATCCTCGGACTGGGTGGGTCCGGATACTCCTCAACGGAAATGTTGATGCAGAGCTGGATCGCCATGGGTCTCGGCTTCTGCTTGAACCACGTCGAAGAAGCATTCGGCCTTTTGTTTCAACTCAAGGGGCAGCCGGATGAGTATGTGGAATTTGATACGGCTGCTCTGCTTCGCTCCGCGTTCAAAGAGCGGATCGAAGGGCTCGCCAGAGGCGTTCAGGGTGGCATCTATGCGCCCAATGAGGCTCGTCTGACGGAGGGCCTCGAGAGCGTTCCGTATGGAGATGAGCCTCGCGTGCAGCAACAGGTCGTTCCGTTGAGCGCGGCCGCTAAAATTCCTGCGGCTCCGGCGGCTCCTCCGGCCCTCGGTCCGGCCGACAAGCCGCCTCCGCCAGATGAGAAGCCTCCGCCCGAGAAAGGCAATCAAGATGACATCCAACGGGAAGTCAGAAACCTCCTCCGGCTCACTGAGCGAGTTGGGCAACGGCGAAGAAATTCAACTTGACGTATTTCGTCTAGCTCTCGCCGAGATACTCGATCGCAAAGAAGATGAATGGGCACGTCAGTGCAAGCTGATGGAGGCGCAGTCGAGTGCGATCATCGCCAGGCTCGAGGCCCAGAACGCAACGCTGACTGGATTGATCACCGCTAGGCTCGCAGAGCTGAAGGACGGGAAGGATGGCAAGGATGGAGAACCAGGGCTCATTGGTCCTCAAGGCGTACCAGGACCTCAAGGACAAGGGGAAAAGGGTGAGCCAGGTCCGCATGGTGAGCGCGGAGACAAGGGTGACCCAGGTGAGAAGGGTGACCAAGGAGAGCGAGGCGAGCCGGGCGAGAAGGGCGATCGAGGCGATCCAGGCGAGGTCGGCGCACCCGGGGAAAAGGGCAAGCAAGGTGAGCCCGGCGAGCGCGGCCCCGACGGGCTTAACGGCCAGCAGGGTGAGCGCGGCGAGAAAGGTGATCCGGGAGATATCGGGCCAGCTGGCGATCTTGGTCCCATTGGGCCCGCGGGGGAGCGGGGCGAGAAGGGTGATCTTGGTCCCCAGGGTGGACGTGGTGAGCGAGGCGAGAGTGGAGTTGGAGGCAAAGATGGCGAGCAAGGCGAGAAAGGCGAGAAGGGTGAAAGAGGCGAGCAAGGTGAAAAGGGCGAACAAGGTATTACGGGCAAAGACGGTCTCGCCGGGAAGGATGGCGCGCCGGGGTCAATGAGAGAGATCAGGCGGCTCGTGGAGGGGAAGGTCAATTATCACGGTGACGTGGTGACCCACAAGGGCAGTACGTACCAAGCCATGTGCGACACGGCCCGCTCGCCTCCGCACGACGATTGGATTTGTGTCGCGGCCGCTGGCGCCGATGCCGAGGTGCCTCTGGTTCGGGGCACTTGGCAAGTGGACGAGCTCTATGCGTTCCTGAACATCGTGGCCCTGAATGGCTCGAGCTTCATTGCCAGACGTGATGGCCCGGGTCCGTGTCCGGGAGATGGCTGGCAGTTGATCGCTAGTGCGGGCAAGCCAGGCAAGCCGGGGCCGAAGGGCGATCGCGGAGACCAAGGCCCCAGCGGAGGTCCTGGCGCTCCGGGCAGGGATGGGCCGTCGATCAAGACGTGGAGATTGAATAGGCAGACGTACACGATCACGCCGGTTCTATCCAATGGAGAAGAGGTCGAGCCGGTCTGCATCCGCTCGCTCTTCGAGCAGTACAACGAGGAGATCGGTCGTGGCTGACAGGGTCATCAAGATACTCACTCCGGCGACCGATTTCGACCTCGTCTCGCTGGATGAATTGAAGCTCTTGATCGGCGTGCCGTCCACGGACACCAGTCAGGACGCCACGCTGCAAGAGTACATCACCCAATACTCGGACGTGGTGGCCACGCTGTGCAACAGGGTGTTCGCCTACGAGGAGGTCATGGAAATCTGGCGGTGCGTGGACCACGACGATACCAACGCAATGACCCGGTTGTTCTTGAGCCACTATCCGATCGATACTGAGAGCGAGACGGTCCAGCTCGAGAGCCCTACGGGTTCTCCGCTAGACCCATCCACCTATGTGATCGAGGAGAAGTCAGGCAAGATCGAATTGCTTCAGACCTACACCGAGCCAATCTCCGTGACCTATTGGGGTGGGTACGATCTTCCAGACGAGAGCCCACCGGCGTTGAAGCAGGCCACCACCCTGCTGGTGCGCGAGGGCCAGTCTCTGATGAACCGGTTGGCCGTGAGTGGGATCAGGAGCATCTCGCACAAGGACAGTCGGGTGATGTACTTCGACAGCTCTGCGGTCAAGGCTCCGCTTGGAAAGGTGTCTGCGGCCGGGGCGCTCAACGACGCACTGAACAATCTGCTCATGCACTACGTGAGGTTTGAGGTCTGAATGTTCTCCATCTATCTCGATGTGAGTGGCTTGGTGGCACGGTTAGAGGCCATGTCCAAGAAGCTTGAGGAGTTTCCCAAGCACATGGCCGAAGAACTGACGGAGTGGCAGACGGTGGATATGCGTCGTCGCTACCCGAACACAGAGACGGAAGAGAACGCCGTGTCCACTGAGATTTGGCCGACCTCCAGAGTGGTGGAGCGAGATCAAAAGAAGATCGATAAGATCATGAGAGCTCGCAAGATCGCCGGAGGGAAGGCCTTAACGGTGAGAACGGGAATTACGGCTGGGCACCACAGGCCAATCCTCAGGCCCGAGCTCTACGATAAGTTGGCTGTGAGGATGGACGAGCTGATGGCGAAGGAGTTGACATGGCGGTGAATATGTCGACGCTGGTCTATGGACCATGCCAGCAAGTGTTCGGACGTCCAGTGAACTTCTCTTCCACGCTGGGCAACTCGTTCACTGGGGCGAACAGTGGCATCTATGACAGTCGCACTTTGAACGTCTTGCTCGAGGATGGCAGCATTATTTCCGACCAACAGACCATCCTTGATATCAGAGCCGTTGATTTTGGCGTGCTTCCGGTGCAGGGTGATGTGATCGACATTCCTCCCGAGCCAATCTCTGGACTACCGGCGCTCGGCACGTATGAGATAACTGACGTGTTTCATAACGGCGGAGGTGAGGTCACGCTCTCATTGAAGAGGTATTCATGATACTCCGGCGCGATCGCAAGAAACGGCGCAAGGACCGCAAGGCCTTGGCGGCCTATGTGCGGTTGCGTATGCAGGAAGAAACCGAGCAAATAGTGGAACGATCCAAGCGAAAGAAACCACGTTGAGCATCATAGAGACCCAGACCCAGACCTTGGATATTCGCGACGCGATGTATAACATCGTGACCGTCGATCCGTTCTTCACTGGCTACAATTTCCGTAAGACCAAGATGCTGCCCGTCCAGACCGACCTCATTCCGTATCTAGGCGTCTATATCGTGGATGAGATCATGGTGCCGGACGGAGACGCCAACGCCGGGTGCATCAGGTTCAACCACACCTCTAGGATAGGCTTCTCGGTCATTCAAGCCAACAACAATCCGGTCACGTTGGAGCG